GAAATTGGCAGATCTTGGGATAATTTAACTAACTTAAAAAATAACGCAACTTTAGAGGAAATAATAGATGGCCATCCAACATTCACCGGATCAGCTTAATGCTATAGATGGAATTCAGCGACAGATACTTGATTCGTCGTTGGATAAATTTCAACTCATGGTACTAACTGGGTCAGCCGGTACTGGGAAAACTACTGTAGTAAAAGAACTACTAACACAGATTAAGCAGTGGAACCCTCTAGCTAATATTGTGCTGGCTGCAACTACAAATCGAGCCGCTACAATAATGGAAGAAATAGTACGACAAAGAGTACGCACTGTTCACAAGGTATTTAAATTACGTCCGGAAGTTACTAAATTTGGGAAAGAAGCTCTTATTAGTTCTGGCAAATGTGAGATTCCTTTTGGATCTGTAGTAATTATTGATGAATCTTCTATGATTGGAGATACCTTTCTAAAAGCGATAGCTAATATTACTACTACCTTAGCTCTTAAAATAGTATTCGTAGGGGATCCATTTCAGTTACCTCCACCTAATGATACCTGTAGCATCTTTGATGGTTCAATGGCTACATTCACACTTACTCAAGTACACAGACAGGCAGGTGGTAATCCTATCCTTGATAAAGCTAATGAATTTAGAGAGTACATAGATGGCACCCGCCCTGAAATGCCTAAATTACAGACTTGTATAAATACTAAAGGAGAAGGGATACATGTACTTTCTCATGCAGATTTCATTACCCAATTTGTAAGTAAGTATGTAAACTATACGGCTGGAGCACCTATCGATATCCCCTTATGCACATTCACTAATGATTCAGCCATCGGCTATAACACTATGGTCCGTAAGGCTACTTATTTCTTATCGGGAGAAATCAAGCCGTTCTACCCAGGAGAACGACTAATAGCTAATAGTGTTGTCCTATTTGGCAAAGATACTATTATTAATAATAACGAAGTAGTGCACGTAATAAGTTACACCCCATCAACTCCTAAAGACTCACTGTATAATGGGATGCGGGGGTACATGGTAACAGTCAAAGGAGATTACATATCTAATATTAAATCAGATATTAAACGTGTATTTGTTCCAGAATCTAAATTGTCTTTAGAGACAGCATTAAAAGTATTAAAAGATACTGCACTTAAAAGTAGATCTAAACATGATTGGGTATCTTTTTACGCATTAAAAAATTCAATAGCAGATTTGCGTCCACCTTTTGCAGGTACAACTCATAAAGCACAAGGAGGAACATTCCCAGCAATATTTATTGATACTATTAATATAAATAAATGCAGAGATACGCGTACTCGAGCTAGGCTAATGTATGTAGCATTAACTAGAGCGACTACTAACGTGTACATAAATTCGTGAGCTCGAGGTTAGTGAATACCCATAACTTAAATACAAGAAAAGGAGACTAAATGGCTTTTGAGTATACAAATAAACATGATGTGTCTTTAGCACTAGCAGTATTTCTAATGTATGACACATATGATTATGACGGGCGTTCAGACGCCATTAGTGCTACTGGGCTAATTCGCCCTTTACGGCAACTAGTTCTAAGTCAGCAGCATAAAACTTTAGCTAAAAGTGTAGACCTTACTGACATGATTGCCTCTAGTATGGGCTCTGCAATACATGATACTTGTGAACGTGCATGGACAGATCGACCTAATGTTGAAAAAGCATTAAGAGCACTTGGCGTACCAGACGTTGCTATAGATAGTGTTGTCATCAACCCTACAGAAGTCAAGACAGGGCAGATGCCAGTGTATGTAGAGCAGAGAGCAGAACGTAAACTGCTCTATTATACTATTACAGGTAAATACGATTTAGTACTTAACGGGACATTGAATGATTACAAATCTACTAGTGTCTGGTCTTATATTTATGACAGCAATGCAGATAACTATACTAAGCAAGGTAGTATTTATAAATGGCTAAACCCAGATAAAATTACTTCTGAATATATTAATATTAATTATATATTTACCGACTGGTCAGCTGCTAAAGCTAGAGCAGACCCTAAGCAGTATCCACAACTACGTGTACTAACTAAAAAATATCCTCTATGGTCTCCTGAAGAGACCGAGAATTGGATATTAAATAAATTAGAAGCGTATGCACGTCTAGCTAATTCGCCTCAAGAAGATTTACCCCAGTGCACTGATGAAGAACTCTGGGCTTCAAAGGACGTATTCAAATATTATAAAAATCCTGACTCCATGAGTCGATCTACTAAAAACTTCGACACTAATGACGAAGCACTCAGTCGGCAAGGTGCCGATGGTAACGTTGGTGTAGTTGTACACGTTCCTGGAGAAGTTAAAGCATGTAGATACTGTCCAGTTGTTGGCGTATGTCAGCAAGCTGAAACATACCTAGCAAATGGGAGATTAGTACTATGACCATGAGTAAAGAGTTCATCTCTATTGGAGATACTCAAAAACGAATAGAAACAAATCCATTTAAAGAAAGTCAGTTAAAGCGTCTAAACGCAGAAGAGTTAAGAGATCTAGTATACACGTATCGCCCTACTGGGCTGAGACCTCTGTATATTAAACATCTATTAAAAACTTTCGGAAAGGCTTCTGAGAAATAATATACCTACAGATAAGGAGAGTATGATGGGAGAAAAAGTAGATCTATTAGATCACGGGTATGTACGATTAGTAGACAGTATGGGTAGTGATATTAACGTAGTGAACGCTGCCCGTATCTCTTACGATGGTAAAGCTGGAGCTAATCCTGAAGGGGATAAAAAGCTTATTAATTATCTCTGGAAGCATAAGCACTCTACTCCATTCGAAGCAGTCACTCTCACGTTTGAAGTGAAGGCTCCTATCTTTGTATTTCGCCAGTGGCACAGGCATAGAACATGGAGCTACAACGAGTTGTCAGCTCGGTATAGAGAGTTACCTGAAGAATTCTATATTCCAGAAGCAACTCAAATTACTGAGCAGTCAACTGACAATAAGCAGATGAGAACTACTAAGCAAAATGAATATGCTGAAGAAATGCGTGATCAGATGAAAGAACATAATACTAAAGGTTTTCATATTTACCAAAGCATGCTAGCTGATGGGTGCCCAAGAGAATTAGCTAGAACTGTATTGCCATTGGCTACATATAGCCATATGTTTGCTACTGTAAATTTACTCAATTTAATGAAATTTTGTACACTCCGATCTCATGAGCATGCGCAGTATGAGATTAGAGTTTATTCAGATGCTATGGTTGATTTAGCTAGAGCTGTGGCGCCTGTATCTATTGGCGCATGGGAGAATACATTCAATGGATCCTAATATTAGACAAGCTAGAAAAATATTTAAACGAATCTACCCGTCCACTCGAAGTAACGATCATGGTTCCCATCAAATGTCCTTAGGCAGCCTTATTAAAGCTTTGCAAAAAGAGCGAACTGGCTTACCTGTACGACTAAGTTCTTCTGGTAATAGCCCCGGTATGCCACATGCATACGCAGGGGTAAGCTTTGATCTAGCATTTGAACCAGAACAGACTAATGAAATTAGTGTAGCCGATTTTCTTACCGTCTGTCACGACAGTATGAATACCTTATTTACAGGAGTAGACAGCGTAGATTACAAAGTAACGCATAACACCCCTTTATGGATTGCAGAAATGGGAGAAGTTAGTGGCACCGCTATTATAGATATTGTACCTACTGACGGGTACATACAATTAGTTACTAAACATATTGATGCAGAGTAGGAGATAACAATGCAGCTAGATACCAATAAAAAATTAGAATACATTCACCATGTATTAGTTGAAGTGATGAATGGCGGCATAGAAACGGAAGATTCAGTCTTACTAGAGATAGCTTTGATGTTTATTGAAAACATGCAAAAGGAATCTGTTAAGGATAGCGTATGAAAAAATATCATCCATTTTCCGAAAAGATAGTCGATATACTTGTACGTAAAGTAAATAATAGTAATAGACATTTCTTTCGCATACTTACCGGTTATTATTTATCTAAATGCGCATCCATGATGCGCTGTAATATCCAGACAGACGATAGAGATGTAGTACCTGTTAATACTTACGTTCTTAACCTAATGGTATCAGGAGCGGGTAAAGGACACTCTACTAATATCTTAGAGCGGGAATTTGTATCTCACTTTAGGAAGGAATTTTTAGATAGTGTATTCCCTAGAAAAGCTGAAGAGAATATTCAAACTCTTGCGGAAGAAAGAGCTCGAGCACGAATTGCATCCGGGCATAGTATTTTAGGGTTAACTGAAGAAGTTCCTCTCCAAGCAGATAAACTTAAAAGACAATTTACTACTTTAGGAGAATTAGCATTTAGTTTTGATAGTGGAACATCTCCAGCTGTTAAGCAAATGCGGGAGAAATTATTAATAGCTTCAGCAGGCTCTATGAATTTAGAACTGGATGAAGTGGGGTCTAATATGACTGCTAATGTAGATGTACTAAATACATTTCTTGAACTGTATGACGTAGGAATAGTGAAGCAGAAATTAATCAAGAATACCGCAGAGAATATTCGATCAGAAGAATTACCCGGCAATACACCGACTAACTTAATGATGTTTGGTACACCTACTAAACTATTAGATGGAGGTAAAACTGAAGATGAGTTTAAGCAGTTCTTAGAAACTGGGTACGCTCGTAGATTATTGTTTGGCTACACAACAGATACACATAGAACTAAATATACATCCGCTACAGAACGATACAAGCAGATGGTAGATACCAGTTTATGTACTGATATTCAATCTGTACAACAGGCGTTTGCTAACTTTGCTAAACGGCCATTTAACCCTATCTTACGAATGACAGAGGCTAATCATATTTATTTGATTGAGTATCAAATGAAGTGTGAAGACATTGCTGATACTTTCAAAGATCACATGGCTGTACATAAAGCAGAAATGATGCACAGATACTATAAAGCTCTTAAATTAGCTGGAGCCTATGCATTTTCTGATAACAGTTCCGAGATTACTCAAGAGCATCTAGATTACGCAATTAGCGTAGTTGAGGATTCTGGAGAAGCATTCCATAATCTCATGCGTAAGCAAGGCCCTTATGAAAGGCTAGCTCACTATTTAGCTGACTGTGGTAAAGAGGTAACTCATCATGAGTTAATTGAAGAATTGCCCTTTTACAGAGGATCGGAGTCCCAACGTAAGGATCTGATGACTTTAGCTATGTCCTTTGGGTATAAGAATAATATTATTATTCGTAAACGGGCAGTGGACGAGATTGAATTCTTCTCAGGTGAGACTTTAGCAGAAACTGATTTAACGAGCATGACAGTAGGTATTAGTAACGATATTACGTATGACTACCAAACTGACCATCCTCCATTTGATCAGCTTCACAAGCTTACTATGGCTGCAGGATACCATTACACTGCGCATGGATTTCTTAATGGGCATAGGCACGGTGATAATGCAATACCCGGCTTTAATTTACTAATTTTAGATTGTGATGGTGACGTCAGTATATCTACCGTTAAAGTGTTACTAGAAGATTATGAATTTCTAATTTCTACTACTAAACGGCATACAGATCTCATCAATCGATTTAGACTTATCCTACCATTGTCACATCGTCTCAAATTATCTCCTGCAGATTATTCAAGATTTATGACAAATGTATTTGATTGGCTTCCATTTCCTGTAGATACAGGAGCTAAGGATATAGCTCGTAAATGGGCCGCTAATAAAGGTACATATGAATACAATAACGGAACCATTATAGATGCCACTATGTTCATCCCAGAGACTAAACGATCTGATGAAACGAAGGCACAAATTACAGCTACTGGTATCGATAATATTGAGCGGTGGTTTAGGACACATACATCTAGCGGGAACAGAGCAACTCATCTATACCGTTACGGTATGGTACTAGTTGATTCTGGTAAAGCACTAAGTGACATTATTGAAAAGCTGGAAAACTTTAACCAGTCGTTGACTGAGCCACTACCTGAAGATCAATTTAGGGGCGGAACTATTAAATCCATTAGTAAAGAAGTTACTAAACGAGGAAAACTAATATGAGCAGCGTAACACCTATAGGACAAGCTAAACGACGTATGTACTGTTTATTGGAACTACATCTTATTAAAGTAAAAAAGGACCAATATTCCTATCGTGGAGATTGGAATGATATAAAAATTACTGACGTAGTAAATACTTACAACTCCGACTGTATAATATCTTTAAGTACAGTAAAAGGAGCTAGAAGTCGCGGGTGGGGTACCCTGTACAAAGAGCCAGTTAAGACTGACGCTGATATTATTGCAGAATTACGGGCACAAATTGTATGCCTTGCTGAGCAGGTTAATGCCGCAGTACCAGTATCTGAAGAAGTAACTACTGATGGCTTATTTTAGCTAATTAGAAATCTGCAAATGCATCAGCAGCTCTCTTTTTTATATCAGCAATTTTCTTCTTCTTTTGTACGGGAGTAATAGCAGGTCTTTTTGCTGTGGCTACTTTAGCGGCAGCACTTCTTCTAGCCCTCTCATCTCCTCGTGCTAAAGGAGTTGAATTAATTCCAGTTAACAACTTGTTATTTCCAGTAGGCTTAGCCATGTTTAACTCCTTAAAGGATAACTATGAAAGATATTTATTATATATCTATTATTGTAATATTAATATGGGGATTCAGCTTAGTTATTGCAGTTGGGCAAAGACCAGAAGATAATTATACTCATAACTCTGAGTATGTATTAATGCTTGAAGCACAGCTAGTAAAATCTACTGAGCTAATGGGACAGTTCTCAGTTAGGTCGGATAGTATTATATTACTAGCTAATGAAGCTACTAATGTAACAGAACAAGCGCAGAAGGATTTACAGGAATGCAGGACACGAGGATGGCATGAATTTTAAAGGTATTAAGATAGCGTTAGTACAAGGGTTAATTGTATTAGTTCCTACGTACACTATGGCATTTCTAACTAACCAGATGGTTTGGACAATTCCTATGTTGGCTGCTGCAGGCTTCGTAGCTGCCAGTCTTAAAAATGACACTACAGAACGTAAAGTAGATGAAGATGGGATGAGGAAAGACAATGAATCTGGGCACCATGAAATAGAGGATGGATAAAAAACTACCAAAAAGGAAATACTATGAAAACGAATGACCATCTGATACTGGTATCAGGTAAAAGTGCTACAGGTAAATCTGCTAGCTTAATGGGGTTAAGTGACCCTCAAGGCGTTATGTATTTAAACTGTGAAAATGGTAAGAAATTACCTTTTAAAGACAGATTTAAATCTTTAACTATTACTGATGTCTCCATGGTATACGGAGCATTTGATGAAGCTGAGAAGATGCCAGAGGTCCATACAATCGTAGTGGATACTCTGACATACCTTATGTCTTTATTCGAAAGTACACGCGTACTGACGGCGGCAGATACCATGAAAGCATGGGGTAACTACGCTCAATACCTAAAATTATTAATGTCTAGTAAGGTAGCAGTATCTACTAAAAATGTAGTATTCCTGGCCCATACTTCAGACGTACTGAATGAGTCAGAAATGATTAATGAAACTGTTGTGAAGGTAAAAGGTTCTCTAATGAATGAAGGAATTGAAAGCTATTTCAGTTCTGTTATTTCAACTAAAAAGATGGATCTTACTAGAATTCCAGCTAATAGAGCGACCTCTTCCCTATATACAATTACCGAGGAAGATGAACTTAATGGCTTTAAATACGTATTTCAGACTCGCTTAACTAAAGAAACTGTTAACGAGCGTATTCGCAGTCCTATTGGAATGTGGGCCGTAAATGAGACATTTATAGATAATAACCTTCAGAACGTTGTTACTCGCCTACATGAATATTATAAGTAGTGTCTAATTCCCGTAAATAGATATATTATAACGTGGTGGTACCGCAGTATCAGAGCCACGTTAAACTTATCTTCTGCGAGATAGGACTGTACGCGCTCTCCTTATGGAGCAACCTCCTCTTACGGGGCCTATCTAAACTGTATAGTTTTAAAACTAGCCCTCCCTTATACTAATAGGGGAGGGCATTCTTTTTTCAGCTGAGGTAGTAGTACTTCATTCTGAAAATATGGACCATTGATCTCCCTCTGGCCTGTATCCCTATTACCTCAGTTGAAAAAGAATAATTTATATAAAGGAGTCTAATGCCTAAAGCACAAAAGTGGGAAGCCCGTATGATTCAAGAAGCAAAACGATGGGCATCCTATTCAAAGGACCCATCTACTAAAGTTGGAGCAGTAATCTATAATCCTACCCGTAATTCAATTGTGACTACTGGATACAATGGATTCCCTAGAAAAACTTCTGACGCTGCTGAACTATACGAAGACAAAGCTACTAAATACCCTAGAGTCGTACACGCAGAAGCTAATGCTATTGTAGACGCAGCCTACCAAGGTAAAAGTACAGCAGGTATGGCTTTAGCTATTACCCATCCTCCATGTGCTGATTGCGCCGGAATTATTATTCAAGCAGGGATTACATCCATAATCTATGAAGCTACTGGCGATGACATGGAGCGACATAATGGCCAAGTAGCATTAACTTTATTCAAAGAAGCACTTATTAAAATTAAAGGAGTAACATTATGTTAGAGCCTAAAGTATCTGCAAATTCAGAACGTCTGTATCAAAATATGATATTTGCAGCTACTGAAGCAGGTATTGCCACAGTACAAGAAATTGCTGCAATGAATTTAAAAGCTAAACCGGGTATGACACTTAAAGCTTTTACTCAAGTACTAGATACGTATATGAGTAGAGCTAAGCTGGCTGTTAGAAACCCCAGCA